TACCGAATATTAAGGAATGGTATACTTATTATTTAGACGAGGCGGAGAATTTGGGGTTTGACGAGAAGATGTACATTGAGGAAGTGGAGCCTTATGGATCAGACGAGGGGCGCATAGAGGATGCTATATTGTATATGGACCTAATGACTCATCCGATGTACACTAATTTTGATTTTTCGACGCCTGAAACTCGAGAAGACATTATGCTACGGTATATAAACGAGCACGATACTTTAGATACTATCACCTTAGACCATCTTTTTGCGAATGAATTAAATTTTACAGGGTTATCCTTTGAAAAAACCATCTTACCGAATGCTTCTTTTGTTGGTGCTTTATTGCCGCTTACCAATTTTAATAAGGCTGATTTAAAGAATGCGAATTTTAGTGGTGCCGATTTAAGATATGCGGATTTGACCGAGGCCGATTTGACCGGTGCGGATTTCACAGGGGCGGATTTAACCGGTGCGAGTTTTGATGATTCCAATTGGCAGGAGGCCGTCAATCTAATAGATAATCCATCCTTTAACTCATCCACATGGCAGCCTATTTTGGAGCAAGAAGAGGAAGACGACGAAGCAATGGAAGGTGATAAAAATACCTGTTATGCGGTGACCGATTTATATGATAAAAATATTGATAAGTATCTGGCAAAAGACCCGGGTAATTTTATTCTGGTGGTCGGTGACAATAAAGAATGTGAATCCTTGGTCAATTTAAAACGGCAATATTATTCGCAGGAGTTGAGAGATATGGAAGGCTATTACGAATGCTCACAAAGTCTCATTGATCAGCAAATTCAACAAGGCTTTACCGAAACAACGTTCAAGCCAAAAGATTATATCACTGACGTCGAATATGTGAAAGTGGGTTCGTATAATCAATATATTATTAAACCGGATTGGTTTTATAATGGGCCAGCACCTGAGCCACGTGTCTTTAAACTGGTTTCGACTGGTGATAAAAAGCGTTTGATTTCGAAAAGGATTGCCACACACGCGAACCGAATCGCCACCCAGTATGGGACGAATGTAGTCAGTGATGTCCATTGTGACCCAAAAGATACGTTTGAGATTTTTCGACTGGAACCAGTTTTTCCCATAAAGACCATTCGTCGTAAATCAACGAAAAGTAAATCAACGAAGCGTAAATCAACGAAGCGTAAAAAAACAGCTAATACAAGAAAAACGCGTAAGACGGTAAATCATAGAACGAAACGCCGCAGTTTGACCGCCGCAGATGAAACGACCGTGGCTGGTGGTGGCCGTAAGAAAAAGCGCACCTTAAAAAAACGCTCTAAAAGAAATTAGAGCTCCAGGTTAGTGTATCTAAAAAAAAGACATGACAGAAAAAATATAACATGCTATACAAAGCCAACTTATTATTTAAATTTGTTTCTGTGATGTTGTTTATGATGGTGGCCGCATAGAGTGAGGCAAATGCTATCGCAAGCAGTAAACCTATAATACTATATTTAAGCCAATCCGGTCGGCCTTGTTTTAAATAAGAGAGAGATAACGGCATCCAAAAGAGTGAGAGAAAGACGATGGCATACAAGGCTCGCATGATGCCGGTGGCTTGGTCGGGTTTAAGTGCTCGTGTTTTCATTAGATAGTGTAAGACAATCAAAAACCCAAACGCCGACAAAAACATCGAGCCGATATAATACGTTTTTAATGGTGATTTTATTCGTGCCCAAAGGTTGGTTATATTTGATTCATTTTGCTTGGCAAAGTAATAATAAGAATATAAAAGTAGCAGGCCCAATAGGCCTAAGAAAAAAAAAGCAGAGAGATTTATAAATTTCATTTATATATATGAAATTTATTTTTTAGTATGACTCCGTTTATAGAATGACTTCGCTTATATCATACTCCAACTGTCGTGGTTAAAGGGTGCCATTTCAATTTCATTTAACTTTCCACGCCAATGATTAACCCGCTCATCAAATTTCATTTCATCCACCGTCTTATTGTAAAAGGGTTTTTCACGCATCCGTTCGGCTTCACTTTTATCTATACTGGGCTTAGGACCAAAACAATTGACCCCATACGTCGCAGTTGAGTCATAAATATAACCACCGTTAATACCAGGGCGACCGCAATCTTTTTCGTGTCCTTTTATTTTTTGTAATTTTTCCCATTTTTCTTTTTGTGTGGGAAACAATGCCATTTGCTTGTCGGACCAACCATACGAACACCAATCTGCGCCATTATCATAAGCTTTGCTCATATCATCATAGTTTGCCAATCGTGAGCCATAAGCTTTACATACCGCTTTCGCATCATCATAAGTATATTTATTTTCGGGTAAATTAAAAACTTGCTCTTTTAAAACAATACGCACGTTAGTATCATTGTCATCTTCATATAGATCATCCAGATCCGAATGATCAGAGCCAAATGACACATTTAATGTCTGAATTAAATCAATACCAAAAATATAGGAAACGCCGTTTAATAACAGTAACACAATAAAAAGTAACCAGAGAACTGTTTCTATAAATATCTTAAACGCCGAAGCATTGCCATCTTCATTATTGCCTAAAGATGAAAATATATGATAGTAAATAATAATTATAGCGATAATACCAATTAACAACATTGGCTCTACACCAATATATTTGTTATGTAATTTACTTGCTATTTTATCCATTTCAGTTTTAGGGTTATCCTCCATTTTCTTTGTATATATTATTTATTTTATTATTTTTTTGTGATACTCGTTTTTCTTGTGATACTAGATTTTCTTTCTATAAAAAAGACAATAAGACTGTGCCGATATGACATTCTCTTCTTTTATTTCATGGACCATAGTATCGTTAAACTCATACCATTTTCCATTCGCATTTTTAATATAAGCTGTGTAATGCCCGCCTTGTGCGCCTCCGCCATGATTACATACCCCATATAAATCATACACAAACGAAGCCGAATTATAACCTTTCACATATTTGGTAAAATCCGCATTATTGAGCGGCACCTGAATAATATTATGATTTTTTTTCGTATAACCGTTCCAACGCTTTAAATCGATAATCATGATGTTTGGTAAACTCCAAAAACTGATGCGCCTTTGTGCGTTTTCTTTTTTGCCCGTTTTATCATTGAACCACGCATTGCCATTTGCTTCCGAGAGTGCTTCGGGTTCACAATAGAGATCAAAACAATCATACAAAGAGGTGTTTTGTCGATCTGGCAACGAGAGACTGAGAACGGAAAAAGGTTCCGGCATAGCGCTTAAACTTTCACCAGTAGTAATTGAAATAATTTCCGATACATGAATGCCATAAAATATATTCAACATTTCGGAATATTCCTTTTTATACATATTTTTCATCATAGTATAACATACGGTGGCCAATTTATCGGTCTCGGTTTGCATTTGACCGCTGATCTGCATCTCTACTTCGCGCGCTAAAGCGGTATGAAAAGCATCAATCAAAAAAAGTAAAAATTCTTGAACATCATTTTGATCATTGCCTGTAAATATATCGCGATTTTTTATGCTGGCAATTTTGCGTATGGTTTTGACAAACCCATGTGGCGCCACAGTGCAATTACTACTCCACATAAGCTCACGTAATTTATCCCATTCGAGTAATATCACCGAATCCGCAATGCGGTTGAGTTTTTTCTTATATTCACCTTTTTTTAATAATTCATTTAATTCATATGTATGCGATAAGATTTGCATACATGAATTCAAATAACAACTGTTACCCACATTTGTTAAGCCGGTTAATCCTCGGTTCGAATATTCTTGAAAGAGAGATGTAGACATTATTAGTTAGATTATTTATATAATATTAATGAATTGTATTTAATATTCTTATTTAAACAATTTGGACATATTTATGTGTGTTTTTATTAAAAAACAAACAGCGAATGCCTACAAATAAAAAAATGATTCCAAGCAAAATAATAAAGGTGTAGACAATAGCCATTTATTTATAATTCTATATAATTATCTATGATTCTATTTATGTTCTTTATTGTGCTTTGAAGAAACCCGTTATGGCATTATTACCATTTTTCATATTGTTTGTATGGCGTAAATAGGGATCAAATAATAAAGCTTTCACTTCTTTATTACGCAACGCATCTTCCTTGTCTTTGTATTTTTCTGGCTCGGGATACTCGCCATGTAAATCTTCTAAAGCTTTTTTCCATGAACGGAGTGTATGACCCTTCTTTTTTTTGAAATCTTTCATCTGTTCCAAGACGAGGGCAAAGAGTTGTTGGATAGGTTTCATAATTTGATTGGTGATATAGAAGGAATAATTGATTTTTACTTGATTTTTATTGGCTCGGATATAGTCCGGTGTTTCAATGCGTTCACCTTGGAGTGCCTTTTTGTCTGGATTCTCGATATAGACAAAGGGAATACGGTCCCCTACACTTGGCTTATTCCCTGGATCACGTCGCCCGAGGCGATCTGCCAAGACTTTATGCGCAATTTGATTGGGGTTTTTATAACCTGATCGTAAGGCTTTGGTGATCACGAGTTTGTCCATACTGTATTTCTCGTCGACCATGTTTTGTAAGCATTCTTTCAAGAATTCCGCTGCTTTCTCAATATCATTTTCTTTCATTAGAATATCGATAATACCTCCATAGATATCCTTGACGATAGGCGCGTTGTCACGCCGCTTTAAAACAATACCCATAGATTTCCGTTTGCCTTTGTAAGCATCATCTTCATAGAGCATACCCACATAGCGTTTTTTCGAGAGTAAGCAGAATGGTAAGAAGGTTTTTTCGTATTCCAGATCGTGTGGTTGTTTCAAGAACATGGAAGCTAATTCACCTGCCTGTTTGGCCAATTCAATGGTTATTTCTAAGGCCTTCTTTCCAATAATTGGTTGCCCTTGTAAATCTTCGAGATTAAAGCGGAAGAAGACCGAATCCGTATCCCCATACACATATTCGGCTCGGGTCCGGACCTCTCCATACTTTTTGGTTGGCAAAACTGTATTCGAATAGGCTTCTTCAATAACGCGCTTACCGTAGATCAACAATTTGCGACCGATCGCAGTAGTAGAAGCCGCACAATCCTTTTCATAAAAGGAACTGGTTTTTGCGCCTGTTTGCCCATAGAGTGAATTGGCAGTCACTTTAATACTGAGTTGCCGTTTATCCAATATGTTCTTCATAAAATCATCTTCGGTTTTTTTAATCTGTGCGCGCGTAGCTTTCCGAGCCGCTAAGAGTTCTTGTAGAATAGCTGGCATGACCGCAGCTTGGCCACGTGGATACTGCGCATAGCGGCATAATTTATAGCCCACCTTGACCTTCTCCATTCCTGCTTTGGGATTGCCGTTTTTCCGTTGCCACTTATAGGTATTATAGGTAATGTCCACATACTCGTAGCCGGGGAGTTTATCATAGATATATTGACCCGTTAGAGGATCTTTCTCCCCAGTTTCTTCTATGACATTGTTTTGTAAATCATATTCCTTGGTTAACACCTTACTATCGTGTGAGATATTTTCACTAATCATACTAGATGGATAAAGCGAACTATAGTCGAGACAAGCCACCGGTGTCTCTAAGTATAAGTTACATTTCGGTTCGAGCACCGTCGCGCCTTCGTAGCCATCATCATTCAGAGATTTTTCAATGACAGGCATTAAGGTGCCTTTTTCCCGGCATTTTTTCGCAATATAGCTCGTGAGTTTTATACTTTGACCACGCATAACCAGAAAGTCCATAGGCACACTACAGAGGGAGGCCATTTCACTATAACCAGTTAACACATCAATCTTACGCATGAGATGATGTACGAGGTTACAATCTTGAATACAATATTTGGCAATAATAGCCCGCTCCTTTGGTCCTTCATTGGTCATACGGAAGATATCCTGTGGGGTCACATCATCTTTGGCTAAACCCCAGCGCACCTTTTTCGTCACGGTGTCCGGTTCTTCGTGGCCTTTGATGAGAAATGTGCCTTTGACACGATCTACCTCGTGGACTTCGAATTTTTGTCCATTTTTATATTGGTCACTTGTGTGAGCTTCTTCTTCAAAATTGATGAAGCTACCATTCTCGAGGCCTGTTAAATTTTTGCTGTAAATCTTGGTATATATGGTATCTCCCGTCGAGGTGATATATTCCAACTTTTTCACATCATCGCCAATGAAATAGCCCGAGACATAATCCAACTTGTATTGGCTGAGCTGATAGTCACGGCGGAAATAATTATAGAGATCGATTTGTAACCGACCTGTCATTTTGACGAATTTGATCTCATGTTCACCGCTGGCGATCATGATGGTGTTTTCTTCAAGACCTTCTTTACCTGTGCGCCAGTCTCGCTTCAAACATACTTCGTTTTTGTTGCGTGACAGTTTCAAGAAGGCCCGTTCACAGCCAAGCTCTTTGGCACGGAGAAACATAAACTGGTAATCAAAACCAAAGATATTGTAGCCAATAATAATATCGGGATCTTCGCGCTGGATTAATTTTGTCCACGCCAAGAGGACTTCTTTCTCCGTTTTATAGCTTTCAATAACCGCACCCGGCACTGGGTTACATGTATCGCGCGCAATACAATGATTTAGATACGGTTTCTCTTCCCCGTATTTTACAAAAGTCGAGCCAATGAATGTGACATTATCTCCTTGGAGTGTCGGAAATATCGTTGTTAGGGTGCGATTCAACTCTACTAATTTTGTCTCACGTGTTGCATCACTATCGGTTAATAAATCTATTATCGTCCCACGTTTTTTATAGGCCTTGGGTTTATTTTTATAAGTGAGCCAGTTTCGACTCGGCGCATCTTCTTCAACGGCACCGCCTTCCGTATCTGAATCCTCACCCGCATCCTCATCACCCTCACCGGACACACCACCCTGTATATCCGTTAGCCCCGCGTCGAGCTCAACATCTGTGGTATAATTAGCCGGCTTGATTTTTATCCATTCTTGGAATTTGGTTAGCACAAACTCTTTCGTCACCGGTTTAATAGGGTAGACCAAATCGACATTCGTTAACGACTGAAAACCAAATGCCGCTAGAAGAATCATCTTGATAAAGTCCGGCGCGTAATTGTTCTCTTCGGCGCACACATCAATAATATTTGTGGCTAGTTTTTTATAATTTTTAACAGGGAGTGGAAAATCCCCGTGACTACTACTTGCTTCAATATCAAAACTACAGATTTTGTAAGGCACCGGTGTTTCTTTCAATGGGAGCGGAACAATATCTTTATAATTAATACTGAATTCGTAATCACAAGAGGTGGACTTTTGGTGTAGGGTTCGCGTTTTATTCCGCGGCAAGTCAACCCAGCCGGATGGACTGATTTCTTTGATATGAAAGAGCCTTAATAACGGGGGTATTTGTGCTTCATACAAGATAGTTTTAGTCACAACACCGGTTTCGCTGTCAGCATAGAGATAACCGTCGGAATTTAGCCGATAGTCACCTTGGGCGTTACCTTTCGTGAACCATAAACTTTTAGCTTTTTTCATCGCGGCTTCATTGCGGAAATTGAAATGAACAAAGTTATAATGTTTCCCACCGTCAAAGCCATATAATTTTTTTCGCTGAATGAGTTGGGTGGATACAATTGCGGCGCCATGCGGATCGCCCATATTTAAAGCGATTTCTTCTACAAATTGAATCTTATCATTTTCGGTCCAGGCGTCGCCGACTTTTACATAAAAGAACGGTAGGTAATTTTCAACATGAATACATGCTGTTTTCCCTTGTTCGTTCACGCCAAACATCTGGATACTGAAGACCTTTTGCGTAATATCATCCTGCTCCGCAAGGATATCGCTAGTTTCAAACGTGAGTAAGCGAAATGAATCGCTCATTCTGGATAGTATAGTGTAATATATCTATTTACGCTTTAATTCAAATCAATTTTAATTTTTTGATAAAATTAAAATTTTTAATGGCGCCGCTTGGATCCGCTATTCTTGGATCTGCTATGCTTGGATTTTTTACTGCGGCGCTTGCTTTTGTTTCGCTTTACGGTGCGCTTATGTCTAGTAGTCTGCTTATGTCTAGTAGTTCGCTTATGTTTACCACCACCACCTTGTTTCAAGTTAGCTAACGCGTTCACTTCTTCCGTCATATCATTTTGCGTTCGCCCTTTATTATAAGGTTTGAATACCGCGCCACCATTATCATAAGTAATTGTGCCAATGGTCGGGTAACCATTAATATCCAGTGACCTTACCTTTTTTTTTAATTTATCTGTAAACCCATCGTTAGTTATTGTTTCTTCTTCGACTTCGACTATTGCTATATTTTTTCCCTTATGGTCAGTTTTGGCTTTATTAATTACCTTTTCCCATTCAGGTGCTAGTGTTTTACAATGGCCACACCAATCCGCATAAAATTTGATAAACATGGGCACTTTTTTATCAATCAAAGCGAACATCTGGTTTATGTCTTTGATATGCACATTTCTCATTCCCCCCTCAGTCATTATATATACATTATTTAGAGATTAAAATATTTATTTTTATATATATGTATAAATTGCTTATTATTGGTCTAATGTTTTTATTAGGTTTCTATTTTATCTACAGATCGAATGATATTGAAACCTTTACGGATAATAGTGATGATTATAATAAAGACTATAAAATTGCTGAAAAATGCCCCGATGTTCTTATCCAAAAGGGTAGTGCTTTTTTCCTCTATAATTCTAAACGCGCCAATGTTCCCGGCATAAATCCAATCCGCTTTGAAAGTTTGGATGAATACGTAGAATTTACCGATTGGCAACGTAGCCAAGGATTATTGTGCCCGATTCTTTATTTACAGCACGCATATAATGCGCAAGGTGAACCCGTTTATAAAGCGCGACCAAGTCCAACTAATTTACAAGGCGGACAACCTGATTATGTTATTACACCGGCGAGTTTTTCAGCCAATTCAGCTCTAGCGATGAACCCAGTCCTAGCAACGAACACAGATCCCGTCTCGAACTTCCCAAATATTACGAATAATATTATTCCACCGCCCGCCAATGTTCCAATTCAAGGCCTTTGCGCACAAAATGCTCTGAACCCAACCCAGCCGAATAGTATACCTTATGGTGATGCTAGAAATATTGACACTAACACAACTAATATCTATGCTGGATATGACCAACAAAACCAAATGATTGGCTGTAATGGCCCACTTGATAAAATGTTTAACAAAACATCAGGTGTTAGCCCCAATCCCATGGACCATAATTGGGGTGGCGTTCAGTTTACCGAAAATTTAGTGAATTCCGGCTATTTTAAAGGTAATGAAGTTTAACTTGTTTAAGTTTAATTTTATTCCGATACATCTTGTTCTGATATATCTTCTGGTTCCTCTTGTTCTTGTTCTTTTACTTCTGGTGTAGGTTCATCCGTTTTCTTCTCTCTTTTTATTCCCACCAAGCCTTCAATTATTCCCAATTGGAACCGAATGGATCGAGTTACTATATAAAAGAGTAAGAGAGATACGAGGCCATAGCCAATATATTTATATAAGTCATCCATATGCATTATATATTACGTTTCGACGTTAATAATCGTCGATTTAACTAAAAACTCATAGATCGCATTGATACAAGGCTTGGTTAATTTTTTTGTTTGTCCATTTTTATTGGTCGTTGTAATCGCATTTAAACTCGCTGGATCGGATTGTAAAGCGCTTAAGAGGTTTGCCATTGTGCTAAACTTTTGCATTATTGCTGCCGCCGAAGCGCTACTGACATTCGGTATTTGTGCTAACATGATCTCTCCTATATTCGCCGGCGTGATATTATCCTTCTTGATACGCTTGTTAATCACTTCGGCATAGCTAGGTTCGGCATAGCTAGATTCGGCACTGACCCGGGAACCTTCTTCAGCCGTTTTAGCTTCTACGCTTATGTAAAACGGCTTAGCCACTGAGCCTTCTTTCGCCAATTTTAAAGCAAATTGTAGAAGCCATTCGGCGGTTTCCTCTAAATTTACAGTGCGATAGAGTGAGAAGCCTTTAAAGAAACTAATACTTGTCATCGCTGAGAGAAGAGCCTTTTTATCTGGTAACCCTTTGTAAGGTTTGTAAAAGCGTAAATCACCTTCTACGACATAATAAATTTGGTGATTATGGAGGCTACATTGATTTAACCGAAAACCTTGTTCCTTATAACGTCCATCGCGAATACTGGCTGCTAAATCGGCTAAACTTTTGCGCTCGATTATGGCCTTTTCTTGTCCGAGGTCATCGCATAAAATAATATCACCTAAAGGCAGGTTTTCTGTTACCATTTTTATTTTATCATCATCTGTTATTAAGGCGGTTAAATGTTGAATGAGCTTCATCTCTCGGCAATCGATTTTAATAAGCATTACTTTATGCTTATTAAAGAGTTATGTTTAAATTCTTTATTAGGGGCATGCCCTTAATTGGGGTGGGGGTCTAGCAACGCGGCTTAACTACACGTCCACCTACACCCGTTCCACATACTATATTTTTGACAATATTATTATAAGCTGTCGGGCAGAGACAGCCAATTCTCTTGCGGTAAACTCCGCTGATAGTTGAATCCAACCCTACCGTTGGTGCTAAGCCTTGTTTCTTTACACCACCCATGGTGTTTGTTCGGTTTACTAACGAATCTGTTCTACGAGCACGACCATTCATAGTTCTTCCTCCGACCATTTTATATAATATACGCATATATTTTATTGCTCCGCATATATTTTATTTAAATTATCGGAAAAAGATTTAAATATAATTCTTTTAATCTAAATATAAATCAACATGGCCGAACTATACAATGATACTATTCAGAACGATGATCTAAAGTCTATATTACAAGACGGCGATGTGACAAAATGTGGCGATCATTTAATTTTCAATCCTTTTAACAATGAAAATACCGAGATTACATTGAACGATGTTCAATCTATTCTTAATCGTTATGGCATTAAAGCGCCTGTCCATAACTTGGAACTTTATAAACGTGCTTTCGTTCATAGTTCCTATACCAAGCGGTCACAGCACGAGAATTTAAGCAACAATATTACGATTATGCCCTGCCCTTCTGATTGCTTACCACTTAAAACTAAATCGAATGAACGGCTTGAATTTATCGGAGACGGTGTCCTCGAATTGATAACAAAATATTATCTCTACCGCCGTTTTCCTAAAGCCGATGAAGGCTTTATGACCGAAAAGAAAATCGCCTTAGTGAAAAATGAACATATCGGTAAATTGGCTTACGATATGCATATCAATAAGTGGTTGATCATTTCAAAATATGCCGAGGAAAAGAAAATACGCACTAATTTGAAAAAGCTCGGCTGTTTATTTGAGGCCTTTATTGGTGCGCTTTTTTTAGATTTCAATAAGATTTCAGTTTCGGATGAAGATGGTTGGTTTAAAAATGTATTTGTGACAGGTCCGGGGTTTCAGATGGCCCAAATTTTCGTCGAAAGTGTCTTTGAAACCCATGTTGATTGGACCAAAATTATTAATACCGATGATAACTTTAAAAATATTCTTCAAGTGAAGATTCAGAAAGAATTTAAAACTACGCCAGATTATCTCGAAATACGCCATCAGCTAGAGCAAGGCTATGAAATGGGTGTATATCTGTGCCTCGGTAAACCTATTCACCAAATGAAATTGGCCGAAAGTGTGCCATTTCAACATTACGGCTCTTTCCAAAAAATACACGAAGAATTAGCTGTAAAAGGCAGTGTGTTTGTATTTCTCGGAAGTGGAATCCATAAAATAAAGAAAAAAGCGGAACAAATTGCGAGTGAAGTTTCCATCGGCACTTTTCATGGAACAAGTTCAAAAGTGCCGCAAAATCCTTAAAGCCACTTTTGGGAAAAGTGCGGCTTAATAAAATTATAGTTTACATAAAGTTTAATTTCTATATTAATAATACAATGTTATTATTCGGTTCATATTTGATCGTGCTTGTATTTTCAATAATAATATTTTACGCTTTGATGAAAGAAAGAGAAGAATTAGGATGTTATCGTTTATCTATTGGTCGTCAATGTATAGATGAAGAAAGTGTTTATTTGAAAAATACAAAAGTTGAACCAGGTGATACTTGTACAGACTTATATGAAAGAATGGAATCGATCCTAAGTTATCATGAAAAAGCCGGTGTATGGAAAAGATGTTTACTGTTAGCAGTATTTATGGTTCTTTTGGTATATATTGTTTATGGTATAAACCATAAATTAAATAACATTAATCAATATGCCCTCTTGATTTTAGTAATATTTACATTACTATATTTTTATCATAATTATATAAACTACCATCATTTTAGAAATTTAAAACAAAATGGCATTGAAAATTTACAATTAATAAAACAAAAGTGTAATAAAAATTAAGCGTTATTAATATATATTTTGAACTTGTTCAGTCAACCGATTTTAAAAAGTATATATTATATAAGATATGGATGCTCTTTTAGCTAAGTTAAAAATAAATAATCCACCAGAAGTAAAACAACAATTTGACATAAAAATTAGAGGAGCCCCTGGCATTGAAAAAGGTCCTGGTAATGAAAAAGGCCCTGGTAATGAAATGGGTCCCCGAACGGTAAATATTCGCGATGAATCGAAAAATGTTAATTTTGATAGAGCTACTTATTTGAAAACTTTTGTGAAACCAAAGATTGTGAATACAGAAGGGCCTGCGCCGCTTGTGCCAGTTCCTACTGTGCCTGCTATCGAAGAACCTCTTTCTGGTAAAATAAAGATTAAAAGACCGGTAAAAAAGACGCTTATAGAAAAACCCGCTGAGCCACCAGTTCTGCCCGAGCCGCCAGTTGCCCCGGCGGAGCCGCTTGAAAAACCCCAGAAGATTACAGTTCGGCGAACTAAAAAACCAATGACTAGTGTCACCGTTAAAGAAGGACCTTTTACAATGGTCACCATCGGTGATGCGACGATTGATGCGCGCTTGAAAAAACGCAATGAAGCGCCATTCACTATTTCGGCTTCCGCTTATTACATGAATAACCGTGAATTTTTTATTAATTTTATGGCCTCTTTATTTAACGATTATAAAAAAGATTTAGCCAAAGAGGCCGCAAAACCAGCCACTTGTCCAGGTGAAGACGATATTAATGATTTTTCTTTAATGACTCATCAGAAAATTGTGCGTGATTATTTGAATATTTATGCGCCATATCGTGGGTTGCTATTGTATCATGGGTTAGGTTCCGGTAAAACCTGTTCTTCGATTGCGATCGCCGAAGGTTTAAAAAATGCCAAACCTATTATTGTAATGACTCCTGCCTCCCTTCAAGTGAATTACCGTGAAGAATTGAAAAAATGTGGCGATGAACTTTACAAGAAAAATCAGTATTGGGAGTTTATTTCGACCAAAGACACTGGAATCGAATTGGTGGATACCTTATCCAAAGTCCTATCCCTTTCCACCGATCATATTAACAAAAATGGTGGTGCGTGGATGGTGAATATGACGAAGCCGAGTAATTATGATCAACTCTCGGCTATGGATAAACTGAAATTGGATGCCCAAATCGAGCAAATGATTTCCCATAAATACCGTTTCATTAATTATAACGGGTTAAGTCTCAAAAAGCTAAATGAACTCACCAAAAACAATACCAGTAATCCATTTGATAATACGGTGGTTATTGTCGATGAAGCTCATAATTTAGTGAGTCGGATTGTCAATAAACTCGGGAAGAAAAAGGCTAGCATTGGTTTAACGCTCTATCAACTGTTAATGAAAGCCAAAAATGTGAAAATTGTTTTGCTATCGGGAACCCCGGTTATTAATTACCCCAACGAAATTGGCATTTTGTTCAATATATTACGTGGTTATATCACCAGCTGGTCGTTTAAACTCGATATCCTAGCGGATCGGCAAATTAATACTGCCTATCTCCAAACACTCTTTAAAAGCAGTATCCTGGGTGGAAATATTTTGGATTTTATGGAATACAAACCCGCATCCACCACACTCGTCATTACCCGTAATCCGTTCGGCTTTGTGAATAAAACAGCCGCCAAAGACAATACGTATGCGGGCGTGAAACTCGAACTGGGTGAACGTGGTGAGATTAGTGATGATACATTTATTACACTGGTTACCGCTATTTTAAAGAAAAATAATATCAAGATCCAGTCAAATAGTATAGCCATGAAAGAATATAAAGCTTTACCGGATACGCTCGATGAATTCAAGAATAATTTTCTTATGGAGAACGGTGAATTGAAAAATATGAATATGTTTAAACGACGTATTCTGGGTTTAACTTCGTATTTTCGCAGTGCGCAGGAAAGTCTGATGCCGCGCTACAAAAAAGAAAATCCGGCAGACTTTCAAGTAATTAAAATACCAATGAGTGATTTCCAATTTGCGGTCTATGAAGAAGCACGTGTCCAAGAGCGTAACCAAGAAAAGAAAAATGCGCAAAAAAAGAAATTGAAAAAACCAGGGGTTGGTGATTTGTATGAAAACACTACATCCACTTATCGGATTTTTTCTCGGGCCTTTTCGAATTTTGTTTTTCCGAGACCGGAAATTGTCCGTCCGATGCCCGACAAAAAAGAACACAAAGGTGAAGAAGCCGGCTTAGCGGAAGCGGTCGAAAATATCGATGAAGATCGACTGGATGCGGTTTCTAATAAAGAAAAAACACAGCGCGACGAAGCATTTGATGAGGATGAAGGCGCAGACGAAGCGGACACGGCAATCGTATCTTACAAGGACCGTATTCAGCGTGCCCTCCAGAATTTGGAAAAGGATGCGAAAAAATATCTCACGCCTGCCGGGTTACAAGTATACAGTCCTAAATTTCTTCATATATTGGAAAACCTACAAGACCCGGATCACGAAGGCATTCATCTGATTTATACACAATTTCGCGCACTCGAAGGTATTGGTATTCTTAAACTGATCCTTGAAGCCAATGGGTTTACGCAATTCAAAATTAAAAAAGTTGGTGAAAACTGGGACCTAGCGATTCCTGAAAGCGAAGCAGGTAAACCCACATTTGCCTTATACACTGGGACGGAAAGTCCCGAAGAAAAAGAAATCATCCGCAATGTATTGAATAATGCCTGGAAATACGTGCCTGAAACGATTGTCCGAAAACTCAAGCTTATTGCGCCCAATAACAATTTGGGTGAAATCATAAAAGTATTGATGATCACCTCATCCGGGGCTGAAGGTATTTCTTTGAAAAATGTGCGTTATGTCCATATCACCGAACCTTATTGGCACCCAGTGCGAACGGAGCAAGTCATTGGACGCGCACGCCGTATTTGTAGTCACCAAGGTTTACCACCCGCCTTACGCACAGTTAATGTGTTTCTCTATCTTATGGTGTTATCCGAGAAACAAATAAAAGGCGCGGAGACGATCGAATTACGTCTGAAGGATTTGAGTCGAAAAGATAATAAAACACCGGTTACTACCGATGAAGCGATCTATGAAATTGCGTCAGCCAAAGAAGATATTACCAATAGCATTCTACACTCGGTCAAGGAAGCCTCTATTGATTGTGCGCTACATATCAAATCGAATGCCAGTGAAAAACTCCAATGTTTTAGTTTTGGCTCCAATAATCCGGCGAAATTTGCGTATGATCTCGCGATTGAAAATGAACAATCGGATGCGATTGCGGATCGGAACAAAAGAGAGAAGAAAATTAAAGCCGAGGTTATTGACTTGGGCGGCACTAAATATGCGTTTAATCCAGAAACCAAAGAGGTCTATGATTTAGACAGTTATAAAGAAGGAAATCCTTTGAAAATTGGCACGCTGATTAAGCTTCCGGATGGACAAGTTAAATTGGAATTAATTTAATTTCTCCAGAGAGATTATAAAGAATGGCATCAGGAGAAGAAGGTTATCACTATGGTTATTTAGATTCGCATAAAGATGCTAGTAAAGATCGATTCGCCGCATTCCTTGTAACCGATTTTAATGGGAGTAAATATAAACACGCTGAATTACTCAATTTTCAAATGATGGCGACTGAATTATATAATAAAGCAAAAGCGGAAGGTGATAAAACAAATATATCGCGTTTCGACTATATTTTATATAATATTAACAAACAACTCGGGAAAAAATCTCAACGTAGTCCCGTCCAACAAAGACCTCCTACACTCCAACGTGCTAGCCGCAGTCGCCGCCGCAGTCGAAGTCGTAGCCCAACTCAACGTCGCCTAGGTAGCCGCAGCCGCAGTCCAGTTCGCAGAAGTCTCAGTGGCGGCAAAAAAAACAAAAAACAAAAAACGAAAAAACATAAAAGAAAATAAAATACGAGTGTTATTAGTTAACTACAACCGGTAAATGATCCGAGCCATATGTTTGAAATTGTTTAACTCTATCGCCTCGAAAAGCATCCATGACATGGGCTAAATGATGCTTGAGAGCCACGCCCTTGGTAAGAATATTATCGATACACATTTTGCGTTCAATATAATAACTCGGTTTATTGTTTAATATTTTTAGACCATTCGCTTTAATCTCTTCGTATAATGTGGATGGCGTTTTCATATAATTCTCATTAAAATCCCCCCCGATGATGACGGAGGCATTTTGATTTACGTCCGGTAAAAGCTCGGAAAATTGCTTACGGCGCACGTCGGCAGAGAGATCGTCTAAATGAACATTAAAAATAATGAGGGGCTTTTTTTTATAAAGACAGCGTACTCCAATTCCAAAAGGGAGTTGGATCAGTGGATTGGATAATTGAAAAAGTGTTTTACGTAATAAAATAATATTTCCACTGGACCCTTGTTTATCCTGCCATTTTATATTTTTGCTACGTATAAGATGATATGTCGATTGAAATATGTTTTTGAGTGTTTTATATTCACTTAGCATCACTTCCTGAAGTAGCAAAACATCCATATCTATCGCAGTTAAGGTAGTGATAATTTGGGTTTGCCGCTGCTGGCGATTCAATAGTAGCTCTGGCGGAATCATCGGATAATAACGTTTATTTATAAATTCGTCTGCCAAGATGTTCCATGAGAGAATTTTCATATTATACTATATAAAGAAATGAAACACATTTACAAGAGAAAACCCCGATATTATGTCAGCTTTGAAATCTAATCTTCATCTAACTCAGGATGCTGTCTATAATCACATTTACATAAGACGGCTCTTATTAGTTCTTTAAAATTTTCTATGATATGTATGATAAACATTATATTTATAAATAATGCAGCCATTCGGATCAAATGAATAGAACATATATTGACGCTAACGCATGTCAGTAAATGACCAACTACTTGAAATTGAATTATTGCGATATAAGTCGTGGTGGAAAGGGTAAATTCATAGATACATAGCATTCGTGCTTCGGCTTCTGTCAACGGTTTACATATGACGTGTTTTACATATCTTTGGATGGTATTTTTAAGACAGCATTCTTCCATCATTATAAAGGAATCATCTTCTTCGGCTGTATCTGTCATATTAATATTTTAACCGCGTATTTTTAAACCGTTTGCTTCTGTCTAAATAATTCTAAAAGCTGATTTTGTTTTGTTAGAATCTCTCGTAGAAGCGTTATTACTTCATCATCCGCAGGTTTTATATCTTTCTTCTTTAAAAGTGACATGAAATTGGCATTATCAAAGGGTTCTTCCGGTGCGAATGCTACTTTGTCTGCGAATGCTACTTTGTCTGCGAAAGCTACGGTGTCTGCGAATGCTACTTTGTCTGCGAAAGCTACGGTGTCTGCGAAAGCTACGGTGTCTGCGAAAGCTACCTTTTTAACCTTTATGTCTTCTTTCACATCTAGTTGAATACTTTCACCTATTTTTAATTTTATTGCCTCGACTGCGTTAGTATCATTGGGCGTTTGAATCCATTTGGTTGCCGCCTCTTTATCTTGTGTTTGTAAGACCATATTTAATTGCTTCTCTCTTAATGCGATTTGTTTGGCCAAGATTTTATCAATCTCACTCCCAATTGGTGTATCTAAACTGTCTGAAAAATCGATTTTTTCCGGGACGGGCGTATTATTAAAAGTATCAAATTCTTTTTTTTTATTTATTAGTTCAGTTTCAAATGTTTTTTGCCGTTTCTGCGCAATCTCAGCAGAATTATATATAATATCCTCTGCACTTTTTGATTTGTATTTGTCCAGCTCACTTAACATTTCTGTAATAAATCGTTTATCTAAGTTCACTAAATTATCTGTGGGTTTGATTTGTACAGAAATCATTTCAAATTTTCGATCAAACATCTCTTTCACTATTGCTGCTTTTGTTTCTGAAATATTCGTAAATGCGCCATCGTCGCCAAGTAATTTCCATATCATGCCTTTATTTTGCGGTGATATGAATTTAGTATATATGTTTGATTCGCTCATACTATAAAAATGTGTTAATTTTTATATTATTTATATTAAATATCATTATTGAAATAGCGATCGCGCATTTTCTCCATTGCTTCATCGCTTATTTTGGTATTTTTAAAAAAACTATAAGGATGTCTATCTTTAATCATTGTAATGATCAAGTATAAAGAATACATTCCACACTCTGTATTGCCTTCTTGGTGAGCAAACGGTGCGTTTTGATCAAATGTCAAATCAATACCTAATTTCAAAGCTTGCGAAACCACCCTGTTAGAAAATTCCTTCACTTCTTTCGGTATTTTGGTTCCATTGCTATCAAAAAAGAAAATGAATTTTTTCTTCAAATGGATAAAAAGCGAAATCCAATGTGCTCCACTTTTATCGTGTGGATCGGTATTAAAAATAATACCAATTTTGCTAATACCATCTTTGATGAATTTCCCAATTTCAAAAGTACATAAATCATCCCAGACACATTTATTATCATAGATATGTTTATCAAAATCAATCGGCGTTGGTCCAATAAAACGAAAACATGGATACGCGTGTTCATATTGCTTCATGACCTTTTCAATATCCGTGCTATTTAACCACGTATTATGATTTTCTTTCCATTTTAATGGCGATTTTGGGGCAAAAGTATAAGTCAATAACTCATCGTTCAAATTATTTTCCATAAACTTCTGTTTTAACCAACAGGCTTCACTATGACACGCATCTTCCATTTTATTTTTCAAATGATTCCAAATTTCTTTAGAATCCGAACTTTCAATGAGTGAATCGCTATGGCGTTTGTTCCAAAGATCTCTCATTTTGAAAAGAGCTTCTTCACTATAACAACTAAATTTTTGTATCTCATTTTTATTTTTTGGCGCGCACTGAGCCTTTGTAAATGAATTACTGTTTTTTCCGCCTTTGCTGCGCTTGTGCTTTCCGCTATGCTTGTGCTTTCCGCTGCGCTTGTGATTTCCGCTATGCTTGTGCTTTCCACTATGCTTGTGATTTCCACTATGCTTATGTGTCTTTTTATTTTTACGTGATCTATTTTTCCGAGTTTTTCCACCTTTCATACTATAAATTATACTATAAATTAGTTAGAAAAATCTTCTTTCCTATTTTTCTATTTTTTCACTCTATGTGTTTTTTTCGGAGGGACGCCTTTTGTTTTTAAATCAGTTGTTTTTAAATCAATCTCCATTTTCATCGGAATAATACGCATCTCATTCGCCGAAAGATCTTGTTTAGTAACTACATAATTATCTAAATTCGCTACAGTAATTGTTTTCCGTGTCATAAGTTCATTCGCTTCGTCGAGCGTAAATAATTCTGGACCAGCAAGTGTGTTTAATAGATCTTCCGGCAATAATTCACCTTCTAGGTCAGGTGTTTCACCGGATTGTATATGCTGACTCTGTATATGCTGACTCTGTATATGCTGACTCTGTATATGCTGACTCTGTATATGCTGACTCTGTATAATGTCTTTTTTATCTGTCATTTCAAAATAACGTATCGCTGAATTCACAAACACTCTATGTATTTCCTTAATTTCACTGTTCACCTCTTCGATCGAATCCTTCATCAGATCTTTAAACAGTGATACAATACGTTTTCTGTAAAATTTGATTTCTTCCTTATTATCCGGTTGGTTACATAAATTCTTTCGTTGGAGAATATTATAATAATGTGGATTGGTAAAAAAAATTAAAGAAGCATTGTCCGCAATATTCATTTTTTCACTTGGAGCAAGCGGCGGTTTTGTTTCTGTTTCCATTTACACTATAGTGTGTATTTTTATACTATAATGTAAACGTTATTTAAGCCAAATCTTTTATTTGTTGGCGCGTACAATTTTCGAAAAAATTCACACCTAAGTCCTTATGACAAGGATTAAATTCTTCAAAGGTATCTTTGGTAAAAAGCCCCGGGAATGGTTGTTGTGATGATGTCACTGGTATTTCGACCTCATATAAATCGCTATTTTTACTTGGAATATAGGTTCCCTGTCCGGCACCTTTTTGTAAAGCAAAAAACTGGTTGCGTAAGCGTGATTCATTGTTAATATTTGAAGCGAAACCACTCCAAGGCGCCTGTGCCGTTCCCGGGTTAAACATCGTGGCGATATCATACGCCGGGATTGCCTGGATTGGTGTGTTACCGAGTTCATGTCTATCCACAATTGGCATTTTGGCATATTTACTGGAGATCGGTCTGATGTCAAATTGCGGCTGTAATTGATTAGAAGGCATATTGCGATAAGCCATCCTTTGATTTAATTCTTCAGTCCGCTGATTACCTGGTCTGATACGTTCCATATTATATATTTGTTATATATTTATTTCAATATTTATTTATTATAGTTGCGAATTGATTTGACTCGGCGATAACGTTTTTTCCGAGTAGTCGGGTTTCGATTACACTTTAAAAAATCTTCTAAATTCTCCAAAAGTTTTTTACTAACAATCTTATCTACGTTTTTTTCCTCTTCACTCTTTTTTAAAATCATATAATTGTATTGCCGCATAAAAGTAACAATCTTATTCACAAATGTTGTTTTGTTAATTTGCGTATTATTTTTTGCGAGAACCGCATTATAATACCGGTTCGCTATTTCTTCAAATGGTATGGATACTCGATAAGGTTTTATATTGATATAATATACATTTTCGGCATCCATCAATGGATGATACAAATCGTCGATAAAGCATATTTCTGTATTGGCGGGAATATTGGTACAGCTGATTAGATCGGCTAAGCTTTTTTCGTGACTTGTGCGTTTGGGTTCAATCTGTTTACCTCGGATTTTATATGCCGCTATGATCTGATCAAATATATTATAACCATTCTTATAACTCATATAATCACTTAACATGGTTACCCAACTTTTTAGTCCTTGATTATTCGTATATATAAAAAGTTTGTAACAATTCTTGCGTAATCTTTTCTTATGTAACACATCCAAGATACGTAAGATATCGGGTCGAAAAACTTCTGGAAAGACATCTAGCATTTCAAAAAATTTATCAGCAAACAAATTATGGCCATAAAATTGTTCAAGCGCATCCCAGAAGATCGAAATTTCTGTAAAATAACCGAGTGTTTCGTCTAGATCGAATACAACAATTTTTGCTGCGCTAGGTTTTTTCACTTTCATTTCAATCAGTTGTGTATTAATATACGATAATATATTCTTCAAATAAAGCAATAGGATGAACCCTGCTAGAAATAAAAGTTTTGAAATATTTGTCAACACAGCGTTTTTTATAGAATGTAACAGAACCCAGAAATTTAACATTTTATATCTACTATTTATAGCTAATATATATAAAATGAATTCACGAAGAATGAAATTAAACCTAACGGATTACAAAAATATATTGAAATTTTATAAAATCGATACGAATGGTTTATCAACTAAAGACATCAAAGAAAAAGCGGAACATTATTTGGCGGTAAAGCTATGTAAATGTATAAAAAATATAAGTTTAAAAAATATAACTATGAAAAAAAGTCCAAAGAATGAAAAACGCGCTATTTCTATTTGTTATAACAGTGTCTTGAAGAAAAAGAATTTGAAAGTATTTAAATTTGAATGTAAAAAAACAGTAAAATTATTGCCGAAAAAAGGGACGCGGAAAATCTTTGTTGAAAAGTTAACCTTATAGTATAGGTAATAATGGTACCACGAATTTATTTGATTTTAGCATCGTTGCTGATTTTTCAAGTGCTTTTACTCTTGGTAGCAGGAATAAAAGGCTTCCACAAATATTTTTTATTAAGTGAAATGAATTTATTAGAACGCTATGGCGCCGGTAGTTGGGTGGTCATCACAGGGGCATCCAGCGGTCAAGGCTATGAGCTGGCCCTCGCTTTCGCGGAACGTGGGTTTAATCTCTTACTCATTGGTTCGAAACGCACCGCTAACACTATCACCGAGCTTGCTAAACTTTACCCGGATATACAAACCAAAGTTATCTATAAGGATTTTCGACAAGCCTTTCAAGACGATTTCTTCCAAGAGATTGAAGCGGCATTTCAAGTGCTTGGCGAAGATTTAGCTATTTTGATAAATAATGTTGGGCATCGGATCGGTTGGAATCCCTATCATGAGATGAAACCTGCTTATATTCGCGACGTTATTGCGACCGGCACGTTAGTACAAAGCAGGCTAACACACATGGCGATACCCTCTTTTCTGAAGAGGTCAAGCGTAGCGGGCACAAGCACCGGCTCTGAAAGAAAGAGTGCCCTCATCAATATTACCGCTCAATGTATGCATCCGAATTTTCTTTTTGGTGTGACCCTATCGAACGAAATCAGTGTGCCTTATTTAAGTGTCTATGAAGCGGCGAATGCGTTTGGCTTTTATCAAGCAAATTCCATCTATAAAGAATATCAAGGGCAATTTGATATATTGAATATTACACCCGGTGCGGTTATTACGAAAAATACAGAATGCTTGACAGGAACCATGTTTAATGTGTCGAGTGCGACATTTGTGAAACAGATTCTAAAAATGGTTGGGCAAGTCCAAGGTGAAACATGCGCATATTGGGGTCATGCGCTTTCCACTTACATGATTAATCTAATGCCGCTGTTGAAAGAGGGTATGCTAAAAAAAGTGGGACAAACTATTGCGACCGATTTTATGGGGAAAGTGGCGGCAGCTGAAGGGACGGATGATAAGTATTTAGTTGGAACCCCCTAAATATTTTAGTGCCGATAGAATAACTGCTTCTTGCTCACTCAATTTTTGAAAGAGGAGCACTTCAGACATTTTGAGTTGAAAAATCATGTTCATCTTATTTTTACATTTCACATGAATATCGCCGTTCAATTCTTTGATATCACATACGATCCCACCATTGGTGAGTTTAATGACTGCCGGATTTTTTAAAGAAATCCAACGCACGTAACTACCGAACCGCAAATCTTCCAATGTATTCACGCAGCGATACGGCTTTAATTTTTTGTGTAGGGCAGACAATTCGTCTCTTGGTAAATTCAACTGTTGAAGGAGATCATTTTTCTGTTTAGCAATCGTGGCATAATCTAAATCCACTATAGCTTCATTGTTATCATTGTTTAAAGCATGTAAGAGATGATGAATATCCATTAATATAAAGAGCTATATTCTTTTTATATTAATTTTACTTACTAAGAACTTCATACATGATTGCCGGAAATGTAATAGGATAAGCCAGTCCCGTAACGAGGCCTAATGTAGAAAAACCAATCATATTTGTAAAAATATCAAGCGAATTAAGTTTGCTTTCATAAGGTTTGGTTGAAAAATTTTCCACTAACCCAGTTGAAAACCCAAGACAGGTAGTGCATGGCAATGCCAATATTAAACCGGTTTTATAGTTATTGAATAGTGTTTTGGCAAAATGCGACATATTTTATCTATGGGATAAATATTTAAGTATTATTTAAGTATTATTTAACTATTATTCAATATAATTTTACATTTTTGTAAACACAAAGCTAAAGAAGCGCTACTATGTATTGGATTTTCTTCGTCAACCGCACTAGAGATATCATTCAATATGTTGTCATCGCAAAACATAAACCCGCTCGGATTATTGAAGTTTTTAATATAAGTAATCCAGTCTGGATTTGATTTCACAACATTTAAAGTGCGTTGGACAATTTCTTCAATTGCGTTTGCTTCGGTGTTTATGCCTGCCATTTATTATACTTATTGCCTTACTTGTATTTATATGTTTTCTAAAATAATTAATAAAAAAATTGATTAGAATTTGGGTATAAAAATAAGTCTTATATATTATCTAATCTTGAAGATGACAACTGGCCAATTTGTTTTACAAATCGTGGGAATTACTGAAGGCAAACTAGTGAGCCGCCCTTCCGCAAAATATCCTTTTATCGAAGGGCTCTCTGATATTATAATTTTAAAAGACAAAAGGGAAATGGTAGCACATACACCTTCCCTGGGCTGCGATGGCTTGGCTGAAAGTGGCTTGGATATCTTTGTGGCTCCATGCCCACCCGACGAAGATGACGATGCCATACTTATGGCTATGAATGGTGAAACATTTACTCATACGATCTTCTTATCAATCTTTCGCGAAATCAATGACCGGAAAAATCTGCCAAAGCAACCGAAGCCACCTAAACCGCCCAAACCTGAGAAGAAAAAGGCCGTTCAATATAAGAAAAATAGTGACGATCCGGATACAGTCGTAGTAAAGAAAGAGGATACCGATGATTCCGACCTATCGGACGATGACGATGATGACAATGAACAATTCATCGCAATTAACCCGAAAATTGCCATCGAAGTCATGGAAAGTGCCATTGAAAAGCATCTGATGGCTGTATTACCACCTGTGAAACAATTCAAACGAAATATTGAAATAAAATTAGAAGGCAAAGTGGATTCGACGTTTAGTTTTGTAGGCTTTTGTACCGACGGAGTGCCTTTCATTATGGAGGTCCAAAATGTGCCTTTTGCCGATTATACGCACGGCAATCGCCAAAAAGAGGAAAACATCAAATATCGTTTCAATGCCAAAACCGCTTATTTTCCAGGAAACGCTTGTAAAAATACCAAAGAAATGGTTAAAAAGATTAGTGATTTAACTACCATTAAAAGAGAATCTATCACGCGCTGCTTATTGGGTTATGTGATTGAGCGCACTGACATTGATCGCTTTGAATTTTCCGCTACAAATCATGAGTATCGTGCTGCCGTCCGAAATGCGGTGGAGCATGGAGTTGGTGTAGTGCCACTCGTTGTGAGTTGGACCCGTGAAGGTGTAGCCTTCTTTGTGACAGATGAATTACCCGTGGTTTATCCCAGTTTGTAAAAAATATAACGTAAATATATATATCATTATTGTATATATGTATGATTTTAACCTCCTGTTGATTTATTTTTTTATCGCGTTTAATTCTGATCTCATTTTAAACTATCTCTCTCGGCAAACATATGCGCCTGCCTCTATTCGCGCATTGAAGATCTATTTTCTACGACAAGGTATAAAAAACTCGCATTTACGGGATTTTGTATCGGCGACAAATGCGGGTCTTACGGTTGTGCTAGCTGTCATTGTCACTTTATTTTTAGCCAAAGTGTTGTTTAATATGTCGCATCCGCGTTCATTAAAGGAATTGCTTCGCTTTTTGCTCATCGCTTTTCCGGTCGGCTATTTGATGGATGTTGTCATTTACAAAACACAATTCTTTGGACCAACCTTGAATCCTTTTTACAAAATTGCGGGGGCCGGATTTTGGGGTGCTATGTCGTTTATTTTTGCGATTTTGGCCTGTTATAGCATTTTGAAATTGGGTGTGTGTTAAAAATATTTTTTAAATTTTATAATCTATAATAACTATAAAAAAATGGATAACCTAACACCAAAAGTAAAAATACATACAAAAAAATATGTTGATGTAAAAATAGTTCCATTATTTACCTGTTCTTGACCTTGTCATCAATGTAAAGATAAAAAATGTCTCTTTATATAAGTATTTGAATTTTATTAGTATATAAAATAATAAAATTTTTGTTTTTTTAGCGAATGAACAAGCTACTAATATATTTATGTAGATTGAAATAGGTCAATGGTGTATTTTCTGTTATTTTAAACAGGGAAGCTAAGGCGGCGTCTGGGTGAATACATTTGCGGTCTGTCATATCTTGAAGTTTGTTTGCGCGAATATACTCGGTAATAAAACTTGTAACGGCATTCCGTGTAGAAGTGCTTTCAGTGATATTCATGAACACCCCTAATTCAGGTTTTATTTTTTCTGGAATGTCAAAGCCGACTATTTTTAGTTGCTTCATGGGCGGTTTGCTTACAAGTTCAACTTTTTTGGATTCTTTCTTTCCTTCTTTCTTTCCTTCTTTAAAGGATTTTTCTAATGCCCGCAATTGCTGTTGGATATCCGTTATATTTGTTTTAAATTTGGTTAGATTTTGTTGAATTGCGTCAAATTGCGATTCTGGTTCATTCACTATTGCGACTTCTTCAATTGAAACAGACATTCTGTTCGTTACAGGTTTAAGTGTTGTATACATTATATTTTTAAATCAATTTTTAAAAATATATAGAGCATAAAATTTATTGAGTATAAAATTTATTGAGCGATTTCAATCGTCGGTTGCCGCTGTCGAGGCTTTTGCTTGGAGGGCCCTGTATCGGCGCGTCGGCGGGGAACAACCATCCATTCCGATTGATCGGCCTTATCCAATTGAGGACGACGCGAGTCTTGCTTTACGGGTGATTGGGTCTGCTGCGCTTGTCTTGTTGGCGCTTGTGTCTGCTGCGCTTGTGTCTGCTGCGCTTGTCTTGTTGGCGCTTGTGTCTGCGATGCTTGCCTGGCTGGCGCCTGGCTTTCGGGGGCTTGTTGCGAGGATCGATACGAGCGAGTTTCATTTCGCGTTTCACACATCAACTTTCCGCCATTAATACCACGGACATTTGTTGCGTGAACATCTACCTTATTTTCACGACTAATTGCGCCAATCACAAACTCCACATATTCACCTTGAACAAGATACTTATATTGGGATTGATCCACCTTAATTTCACTATGATGAACAAACATATCACGCTCTTCGTTCGTCTCACAATCGTTTACAGTAATAAAACCATAACCGGCCTTGTTATTAAACCACTTCACGCGTCCACTTGTAATCAAATCAGCTTCGGTAGAAGATATCTCAGTAGTAACCTCGGCTTCTGCTACTACAGGCGCTTCTGCTACTACTGGGGTTTGTTCAACTACTGGCGCTTGTTCAACTACTTGTGTTTGCGCTACGGTCTTTGCTGCGGTTGTCTTTGTCTTTGCCATTGTTATTATATACTCTTATAAGGGATCTATCTTTAAGTAAATATTATAAATAAATTAAGTTAATTTTGTTAGATTCTCCAAGAGACCGCGCAAATAAGCATAATTCGGTTTATCGGCAAATCCTAAATTTCGACAATAAAGAATAAACAGCACTAATTCACCCAATGTATCCACCGTCAAATTAAATTGTTGTTTTATTTCCGCTACCGCACTTTGTTTTTGCCAAC